ACTGGAACCACTGGTTCCATTTACGCCACTAGATCCACTAGTTCCACTTGATCCGCTTGTTCCACTAGAACCGTTGGTTCCACTAACGCCACTGGAACCACTGGTTCCATTTACGCCACTAGATCCACTAGTTCCACTTGATCCGCTTGTTCCACTAGAACCGTTGGTTCCACTAACGCCACTGGAACCGCTGGTTCCATTTACTCCACTTGATCCGCTAGTTCCACTTGATCCGCTTGTTCCACTAGAACCGCTGGTTCCGCTAACGCCACTGGAACCACTGGTTCCATTTACGCCACTTGATCCACTAGTTCCACTTGATCCGCTTGTTCCACTAGAACCGCTGGTTCCGCTAACGCCACTGGAACCACTGGTTCCATTTACGCCACTAGATCCACTAGTTCCACTAGTTCCACTACTACCACTAGTTCCAGAATCTCCATCAACACCAGAAGAACCTGAAGTTCCACTTGTTCCAGCAACACCTTCATTTCTAGCAATAATAATTCTACTAGCAGGATAATTACTTTGTGCATTTATATTTTGTGAACTTGAATCATTATGCCAAACATAAACTTCAACATAATCATTATTATCTAATAAAACAACGGAAGAAAAATGTGTAACTGGATAATTATCATTTGCTGAAATACTATTGTAAGAATATCTTCCTTGAGAAGAGCTAACATTACCATTCTTAACAATAAATGCTGATCTTGTTGTTCCAGAAGTTCCACCAGAATTCCAACCAATGTAACCATCTACAGTTATAACAATTGTATTACCAGATGTATTAGTAAATCTATCAGTTCCATTAAAAGTCAAACCTGTAGTTCCTTGAGTATTTGCTGTATCAGCGGTATTCCAAGTTACTTTAGTATTTGAAGAAGCAGAAACGCTTTGTGTAGAATTGCTATAATATGCTAAAGTTGATGAGACGACAGGATCACCACTTGTACCACTTGTACCAGAAGTACCACTTTGAGGTTCAATAATTACGCCGCGAAACGTTAGAACATTAGCTGAAGTACTAGTTAAAGCAAAATAAACAGGTTTAGAGACTTCTCCGAAATTACTAGGTTCAGTTGTAGTTACCGCTCCAGCAGTTGTTTCAGATAAAAAATAAACAGATCCTGGAGTTAGACCGCTTAAACCTTCTATCAATCCATCAGTTACCAATTTAAAAGTATTTGCATCAACAATATTTCTTACAACACCTTGAACTTCAGCATGTTCGGCGCTATCAGCTTGCGCTTTATACCATGTAGTTCCATCAAATCTAACTACATCACCAACAATAAATCCATGACTAGCTTGGGTAAACTCATCTATTAAAGAAGTGCCATTGCCAGCATCGATTTGTTTTTTGATTATGTTATCTTCAATTACTAACTTATATAAATTTTCACTATTTGTTGTTGTAGGTAATTCTGTAAATACTAAGTTATTTGAACCGCTATAATATAATGTACCTGTAGTTAAGGTATCCGAATCGTTGAATTTAGGTATATATCCACTAACACCACTTCCATCAATAACAGATTTACCACTTAATGGTGATAAATCAATAACATGATCTATATATCCAGAACTTATGTATAATGGATCAGAAAACTCCGATACAACTTCATCAGCATTTATTGCTCTAACTTTTACAAAATAATTATTATCTTGCGTTACTGGAAAAACAAAACTTGGTTGAATTAAATTATGCACAAAATCTGCATAACCTGTAATTCTTCTTGCAATGCGAATACCAGTTACAAATTCATCTAAAACATTAATTCCAGAATTATCTAATGAGAAAGAATTTAAATATCTATCGCTTGAATAAGTTCCTGTATAAATTTTACCACTATAATAACCGCCAGAAGGCAAGAAATTAAATTGATTATTACCAGTATAATTATAACTAAGAAATACCTCTGGATAATTCAAATATCCTGAAGGTATTCTAATTTCAGTAATATAATTTATACCTGTAAAATATTGGTCATAAATACCTGTAGGCAATGAACCAAAATTATCTAAATATATTGTATGATCAGACCATTGAATTCCTGAAGATGAATAGTTAGTAAATACTACTCCACTAGGATTGATACCAGTGCCTGTTCCTTGATAAATCGTAACAATATTTTCAATAGATCTGTTGTCAATAAAATAATCATAGTTATTTTTATTTTTACCACTTTCTTCTACTAAAACATGAAAAGAACAATCTTGAGATGCTGTAATTTGATCCCATTTTACAAAAGCATTTAAATTTAGATCTTTAGATTTTTGATTGAAATCATAAAAAACATAACCACTTAAATTTCTTATTTTATCAGGTAATGTTATCTGTGAATAAGAAGATGGTTTTATTCCAGAAGAAATAGTTTTAGCTCCGCTAGTGAAATAATTATATGGAACTAAATGTACATAATATGGCTGTCTTATTACATTGTCTAAATTTGCCGAAGAATTAATTTGATCTAAATCAGGTAAAATGATCTGATCAATACTGGGCGTATTGTAAGATTGAGTAAATAAATAATTATCTTGATCTGGATTAAAAGAAGTTCCTGTCGTTACAAAGACATCGACTGATTCTATAATTCTTTTATCATCATATCTGACATCTAATAAAGCATAATTATCTATAGAATATCCACTTATACTTACAGAAGGAGTGCCAAAGTCAATATAAGCTAATCCAGTACTGGTTTTATCTTCAAAATCTTTACTTATTACTTCGATGTAGAATTTATTTAATTTCGCAATATTTTCTGAACCTGTAAAAGTCAAAAAAGTATTATATAAATCTTTTACAGATATATTATAGTTTGTATTTTTGAAACTATTATTATCAGAAGATATTAAATTTTTACCAGTATCATAAAAATTAACATAAAATCCTGAAAACGAAGAATCATTGACAAATGAATTGATTATTTCATTTGTAATAGGTCTTTGAACTGCCCATTTTAGATTGATTGTATTTTGTGCAATATAACCACTTACAAATGGTATTTCAGGATCAAAACCAAAAGAACTAGCGTTAAAACTCTTATCCTGAAAAGAATAAAGGCTATTTAACGATAAATCTATGCTTTTAATTGCAAACGGAGCATCATAAGTTATGCTTTGACCTGATATAAATGCCATATTTTATATTACACATTAATTAATTTCATATTTGAATCATAAGCATAAATATCTATATCAAAAGATGGAGCTGTTTGATTTAGAGAACTTTCTCTTTTTTCTCCTAGAAAAACAGTGATTTTAGCTGATTCATTTCGATTAATTTTAAATTTTAAAATTTTACCATCTTTTATAATTGTGCAATACAAACCATAAAGATATGGATTATTTTTTATTTTCATCAAATCAAAATAAGTAATAAAGTTTATTTCAACTGCTTCATATATTTTTTGATTAAAGGTTGATGTAAATACTTCATTTTCAATATAAAAAGTGTAATCGAAATCAGTTGCAATCGCTTCCGAATAAGAAAGATTTCTTAAAACAACACTATTTGTTGCAGAAATTTCTGCATCTGTAATAGCAGGTTTGACATAATCTTCAGTTGTAAAAACAATTTGTTTTTTAAGAGTTTGATTTTTTTCTACATATTGATCTTTATCTACATAATCAAATTTTTCATTGCTATATCTCATTGCAGCAATATTATATTCATTTGTAGAGTTTTCTGTTATAGTTATAATTCTATATAAATCTTCAGAATCAATATTATCATCTTCATAAATAGAAAAATTCGCATCACTTCTTAAATTAGAAAAGCTTCCATAGTCTATATCTGGATAAGTTGTAAAATTCAAACTTTCAACTCTGGCATATGGAGTATTACAAGCGAAAATAGAATATAACGGATCACCGACTGAACGAGTGACTTCTCTTAAATTTTGATCGTTGAAAAAATAGATAATTTTTGTTCCATCAAATACTATTTTTAAAATATCATTTTTTGTAATTGTTTTTGATAAATTTATAGTTGTGCCGCTTTCGATTGCATATAAATCTCCATTTACATTATAAAATGCATAGTCAATATCATTTTGATCTACTGTGACACTATTTACTTTACTTAAACCACAAGCTAAATATGTGTTAGGAAATGAAATTTTAAAAGAAACTTGACAATTTTTAATATAACTTTGTTTAGTATAAGCTTTTCTTGTCCAACTTGCGATACCAATATTATCTCCATAAACAATAGATCCATCTTCAGAAGATAAAACTTTTGCTACAGAATTCCATGAAACAAAAGATTTAGGAAATATTTGCAATCTCAAATTAGGATTATCAACCGCAAAAACACTTAAAGTTGTTTCTAACGGTTCATCATCAACTATAGAAAATATTTTTATTTTCTTTCCTAGAACTGTAGGACTTACTTCGCGATCAATATAAATATAATTATTCTTAAAATCTAAACTAACAACACGACCAAAAGCTAATCTGCTAAATTTTAGATCATCTGCTACTCTTATTATATCACCAATTTTTAAAGTTGTAGCCTCTATACTAGTTGTAAAAGTGACAGTTTGTGATTCTAATTTACTAGTAGCTAATAACCATTTACCGATTCTTTCTGCTTGATATCTTGAAGTTATACCAAAACCTAAAATTTCTTTTTCAATAATACCATATTTTTTAATTAAAGCGCTATCTTCTACATAAACAATTTTATCTTTAAAATTATCTGTTTTATCTAAATAAGAAACTTTAGCAACAGAAAAAGATGTTTCTAAATTAGCTGAAGTATAATTAAAGTTTCCTTCTTTAACATTTGAGTTAGTAAATAAATAAACAACAGGTTTTTTGACATCAGTTGATAAATTTAATAAACCATTTTTGAAATAAAACACTCCTCTAAAAACCGAAGCTAAATCAGATAAAATTTTTAAACCCTCTACATTTTCATTGATATATATATTTGCAGAAAATCTAGGTTCTAAAAAGTCATAATATCCCGATTGACGAGCAACACATTTTCCTGTTTTAATTTTCAAAGTAGAATCAAATAATCTAGCTTTAGTAAAAGTTTGGGAAAGCTTGGTATTTATAGAACTATATTCAGTAGTTACTGAACTATTAATATAACTTAAAGCATAAAATTTAGCTTTCTCTTCTGTATTTAAAAGTGCAGGATTACCACTAATATATGTTTGTAATTTTTTATAAAATTCTCCTGATGGATCAGATTCAATAAATCTTCTCATTCCAAAATCATTACATAATTTTAATCTTGCTGTTGTGCCGTCAAGTGTTGCAGACAATATAATTTTTTTGAAATTTATGTTGACAGATTCTTTACTTTCATTTTTTATATCATATAAAAATAAAAGACCATATTCAGGATACGCATCTCGTAGTTCAGGTAATGACTTAGTCCATTCGAACGTTATTGTGTTATAATTTTTTTCATCTACCTTCAAACTATTATCATAAGTAAAATCATTTGCTATATATTTAGTACTGGAATTAGTTATAACTAATTCATCACAAAATTTTGATATTTTCAAAATTTCCCATTTGTTCAAGTCGCTTTCTGTCATAAATGTTTTAGCTAATCCATATCGACTGTTCAAACACAAGTCATAAAATATCCAAGCTGGATTATCAGTCCATTTCAATGTTTTGCTAAAATTACCATTCCAATCTCCTATATATTCGCGAATGTCGGCATCATAATTTTCTGGCACTTTTATCTTTAATAATTTACAATCAAAACTTCTAACCGGAACGCTTGAAAAATGTTTTGAACTTATTTTATTTTCGCAAATCGCGGAATAAGGATATGAAAATCTATATCCTACACGTTCAACCACAGAATCAACATAAAATTCTTTTGCAAAATTGTTTGTTTTTTCATCAGAAGCAGATAATCTCTTTTCTACACTATATACATTAATGATATATTCAGGATTATTAGATTTCAGATCTATCTTTTTACCAAAATCTATTTCAATAGGAATCAAAGTTGGATTACCTTTGACAACAAAATATCCTTGAAAAAAGTAATATAATCTTGTTCTTGTAGATAAATCTGTTACGCATACAACAAAACGAACGTGATTACTATAAGTACTACCTTCGCCACCAATATAAAAACAATTATCAACTTTAATATTTACTGTAGCGTTTGTAACATATTTATTTTTTACATAATGAGAAAAAGTTCGTGATATGTTTCTAGCGTTAATTAATTTTTGATATAAAGTATTTGATGTAAAATCTGTAAAACTAGCTTCATCAAATTGATATAATTTAAATTCGGTTATACCAGGATCTGTATCTAAATCATATATTCTAGAGCCATAACTATAAACAGCACTTGGCGTACTATTTAAATTATCAACCTCTTGACCATAAGAAATTAAAAAATTTGAAGCAGAAAAATTTAAAAAATTAGTTTTTTTATCTCTTATTGGAGTATCATTATAATACATTCCATAAGCTAAAGAAGAACTAGCATTCGCTACATTTGAATCTAACGATAAATAATTTAATGTTGATCCATCAGGATCAACTAATCCTTCTATTGGTCCTTCACAAATCAAATCTGAACTAACATACAAACTTTCTGTATCTAAAGTTCTATTATGTGCAGCGTCAGATGGCGCACCAGCTAAACTAATTGGACCATATAGATCTTTATTTAAGTAAATTTTGACACTTGTTGTTTGTTGACTCGTATTATTTTGTACTTCTGTATTTGGAATTTGTGTTAAATTAGGATTTTGACTCGTATTTGAAGAAGGCGTAGTTGCAACTGTTGCAGTATTAGTAGCGGTAGTTATCGTATATGTTCCATCAGGATTTTTACTTATACTATAATTTGTTAAACCTTGACCCTCTGGAGTAGAAGGTCCATCGGAAAGACTGTTAATATTGATTGAAGGCATATATAATTAAATTAATTATTTTTATGGATTTAATTGTCTTCCAACACCACCAGCTCCTACAAAAGTTCCATTCAAACTACCCAAACCAGTAGGATTATCTATTATACCTTTAATATTAACATCGTTAGAAACAACTACACTTCCTATTTTTAATCTTCCATAGCCAATAGGAATAGCTACATTACGTTTTGTGACATTTTCATAAGCAGAGAATAATCTTGAATTATTTTTTATATCTTTTGGCGATTTTGGGGACATTAAACGAGTAATTAACATAGAAATACCCATTGCTATAACCATAATCAATAAATATATTAATAAATCATCAAAAACAAAAGCAGATCCCAGTAACAAAGGAACAACTTCAACTTTTGAATTCTTTTTTAAAATAGGAGAATTTAAATATTCTGGAGGCATAATTTTATCGTCAACATATATAATAAAATGAGTTAAATATTCTTGCATAGTACCTAAAGCTGTTAACATTTTATTACTATTTGCTTCAATAGCTTCAAAAACTTCGCCAATAGTTTTTACATTCAACAACCATTCTGTTTTTACAAATTCTTCAAAAATACCATGAAGTTTAATTGAGACCATATTATTTATTATTTACACGTTTTTCTTCGAATAAATCCGTTACAATATTATATAGCAACATATTTATATTATGATATTTTTGATATTTTAAATCAAAATTAGAAAATGATGCATCTACTGGATGACTGTGAAATAAATAAAGGATATCATAATCTTTTTTTATTTTTAAATAGTCATCTGGAGATATTAAAAAAAATCTTTCTTTATCAGGATGTTTATTCTCCATAGGTAAAAAAGAAATCAAATTATCTTTTTCAGTTATAAAACCACAAGTTTCCAAATCTTTATTTTTTAAACAATATTCTTTTATTTGATCACATATTTGATTTGGTAGTTTCATTATTGAATGGAAATGTCGCTGGAAAACCACCAAATGGTAAATAAGACAAGCCTTCAGTAAAAGATCTGGCAGTATTATTACCAAATCTTAAATTACACCCTTGTAAAGTCTTAGAACATTTATCTTGTTTCCAAACATCTGTATTTTTTAAAGGATTTTTATTAACTACACTGTCAGATATACATACAAAATAATTTTTATTTTTATTCAAAGGAGCCAATATTGCTTCATCTGATTCTAAATTAGTATTAAATAAAGCGTCTAAAAATACAAAATCTCCTTTATTATACGTTGTTGTCTCTATCCATTCTCCTTTAAAAGTTAAAGAAGTAAGCCCATAATTACCATTATTAGAAAATTGATTATATGTATTTACGAAAATTTTATCATTTTCATCAGCTACTGGAACTCCTAAAATATTTTGAAAACCCCCTCCTACTGTTATACCAATATTTGGACCCAAATAAGTTCTTGTATTTCCATAATTACATCCATAACATCTATAATTCCATGAACAAGTATCATTTGTAATTTTTCTAGCTGGAATAGTTAAAGATTGTATATCTACTTTTGTAACTAATTCTAATTCAACTTCTGTTTTGTTTTCTCCTACTTTAGCATTAATTATAAATTTATCAAAAGCAATATAAGTATTAAAATTAGAAACACCAAATGGATTTTTTCCATTAGCAAAATTTGAATTATCTAGATCTTTGGCAAGAATTTTTTTTCTATTAAAATTTTTACCAATTAAATCTCCTCTATCTTGTAGCACTCTAGATATATAATTATTTATATTACCTATTTTTATTTTTGGTCTGCTTTGTCTACCGTCAGATGTTGTTTCAAGTTGAGAAAACTCGCAAGGTATAAAAATATATTCTTTATTTTGAAAAACAAGATTTTTATCAAAATTCTTAGAACCATGAAATCTTAAATATCCTTCATTTGATTCAAGTTCTATTTCAAATAAATCAATAACTACATAATTATTTAATTTGAATAAAGTATTCATAGTGTTTGTATATTAATTTTACCTGCTATATTAAAAAGGTTCGGCAATCTTATTCTTTCATTAACAACCAAAGAAGAATCATTTTGACCTGAAAATAATTTAATATATTGTTTACTCAATGAATTATACATTTGTAATTTTTCATTATCAAATAATGATCTATTATAAAAAATAATATCAAAAAAATAATTAGTTACTGTAGTACTATCTCCAAATAATTGCAAAGTAGTGCTATTCAAATTATTTAATAATTTATTCTTATCTGGTAAACCATATAAACAATATCTTTCTCCATTTATGAATATTGCATATAAACCGTTTGATCTTTGAATATTTAAAATATAAGGATAATAATTAGCACCAGAAGTATTTAATTGTTTAGAAATTTGATAATAATTTCCAATTAAAGCAGGATCTTTAGTCGATTGATAAAAAGTCTTTTCATCAGCATTTGCTATAACATCATTATATAATAAAGAATAAAAAAAGCTATAAACATTATCTTCTTTAGAAAAAGCTTTATATGCTGTTGACAAAAATGGACGCAATAAAATATTTTTAGCAGCAATATTCGTAGAAGAACTAAACCAATTTAACATTTTAATAAATTGATTAGGGTATGTTAATCCTTTGAAACATCCAACTATAAATAGATCAAAATCAACACAATCGATTGATGATGAAAAAGTACCTTGTAAATATTTTGAATTATCTAAAGCCATGGCTTCATAACCAAAACTTTCGAAATTGGCGATATGTTGTCCGTTACCAGTTAAATTTACAATAGTAGAACCTGAAGAATTTTTACCTGCCCATGATGGTGTATTTGTCAAATCAACATTATTACATCTAAAAATATAATCAGGAACAACTGCATCATTATAAAAATTAAAAGTTAAACTAGCATTTAAAAATTTATTTATTAGATAACCGCAAGAACTTGCAGCATTATTATTTATTTTGATAAATTGTGTTTGTAAATCCCCAAGAGTATTGGGAGTATAAACTGATGTTGAAGGATACGAATATACATTAGTATTTGATTCAAAATTATTATTTTTAAATATATATTTTATAATATTATCAACAGCATCTTCACCATATTGAGGATTTGGAGAAGAAATTCTTATTAGTTCTTGAAAAGTAGTTGTTTGAGGTTTTCTAATTCTAAAAAATGTATTTTGATTGTTATTAGATCCTCTGATAGGAAAAATAGTGGCTCTATCAATATTATCTGAACCTGTACCTATATAATTACCACCCACAATTGCAACACCCGCTTTATTTCCACCGCCACCTGATGTTAATTGAGAAGATTTTTGTATATAAAGATTATAATTTATATCTGTTCTTACAGTTGTTTCATTTTTGATTTGTATTACGCTATTTAAATTTAAAGCGTTTCCTCCGACTTTACTATCGGACATTCCATTTTTGGAAGTATATGATGACACATCAAAAATTTTAGATAAAGAAAAATTACTATTTGATGTGCTAATTTTATCTGCATCTAATATAATATTTGAAATATCACCGCCTTTTCCATGATTTCCAACGATAGAAACTCTTTCTGGTACATAAATATTTATATTAGTACCGTTTGTATTATTACCTGAAAAATTTTGAAAAATACCTTTATTTAAACTCAAAGCATAATTTTGTTCATCGCTTGAATAAAAATTACTACCAGCAGATAAATATATATTTATTCCAGAATAAAAGCCTAAATCAGTTGATCCGCCATTAGCTTCTTTTATCTTACTATAAAGATCATAATTTACATAATTACCTTGAGTAATTATTACATCAAGCATTTTTTTCTCAAATTTTAGACTTGGACGAGTTGCCGCTGCTCCTGAAAAACCATTGATTACTTCATTCGACAATTGGTTATTTAAATTATCTATACCTGTAGCATAAATATTTATACCAGAATTCCCAACGCTATATGTATATAAACGAGCATAATAGTCAATATCAAAATCTAAAGTTGTAAAATTATTTTTAGAAACATTATGTTTTATTTTTTCATCAGCAGAATAACCATAATATTTACTAAATCTTGGGTTTTTATCAGTGTTTTCTGCAATATTATAATTAGCACTAAATACAATTGAAGGAGAAGAAAAAGTATTGCTTGTAGCTATATCTAATTGGTAACCAGTAAAAAAGTAATTTTTTAAAGTGCCTGTTCCTGTTGGAGGCGACCAAATAAAATCATAATTAATTCCATTTACTCTGTCATAATTTTTCAACGCAACAAGATTTCTTACATGACCGGCAGTATTGTTTATTATTCTAGAACCAGTTATTTCAATGGTTATATTTCCACTTGGATCGACTGCGCCATCTTCAATTGATTGACTAGATATTATAAAATCACAATCATTATCAGTTGCAGAAGCAATTTCTTGAGGCTTATAAAAAATATCTACTACGCCACTTGAACCATTGTTTAAAATTAAAGTTGAACTAGACAGACTAAATAATTTGTTAGTATCATTTTGTATATCAAAAGTATATAAAACATCAGAATTACCACTGTTAATAATTGTAATCGGAGCGTTTATTCCGAAACCTGTAAGGCATTCTCCAATATGTTTGCCTGTATAATTTACATAGATCATAGTGATAATAATGTATTAAAGAAAATATCTGAATCTGTTTTACCTTTGAACTCTATAAATTTTGCGGTAATATCATGATTATTTTTAAATTTATATGTATGATTCCACTCAGGACAATAAACATCTATTAATTTATTATAAGGTTCTGGTAATCGCATTTCAAAGAGTTTAAAACCAGCATTCGAATCTAAAAATTTTAATATAGCTTCAGCTTCTTTATCTGATCTATTATTATAATTAAAAGTTATTTCTAAACTAGTTTTATTTATACCATAATTCTCGAAAGCTGGAGCAGATGTGTCATATTCTGTTTTTATAAATTTAGGATTTACAGAAACATCAAAATTTAAATCAGGTTTAAAATAAAAAGATCTAGTGAATAAACTATTAACGCCAGTAGGATTAGTAGTATGATTTACAAAAGTATTATCAACTCCAGTAAACCAATAATATCCTCTTGAACTAGAAGAAACAGAATTAAAATAAACAACATCGTTATAATTATATTTCTTATTATTTTCAAAGAAACGGGTTACATTTTCTCCTGTAACCAAAAACCCTCTATAATCCAAACTTGAATCATAACTTGACATGCATTTTATATCTATTTTATTTAAATTAGCTTCAACTGAATTGTATTGCAAATCAGTAAAATAAATTTTAGCATTATTTTTATATGGAAAAAATAAATCCATATTAACGCTTTCATAAGATTCAACTATATTTTTTGGCGTATACTCAAAAGTGTTTTGAAAAAATCCTATTAATGATTTTGCTTGTTTATCTGTTAAACCATCATAAGATAAAATAAATTCAGAATTTAAATTATTAATATTAGGTATAACGTTGATAACATAACTATCACCATAACTTATTCTTTGAGCTTTCGTGGTGAAAGAGGCAGAGCAACCATATGTTTTATTAAAAAGAGAATCAATATTTTTTGTTAAATAATCAGAACCACTAATATTTATTGGCGCGTAATTATAATTATTGGCTGTGAAATTTTGTGTTGCAATATATAAACCATCATCATTAGTGAAATGTTTTTCAAATAAATATTTTTCAACTGAAAGAATATCATTATCAGTTGGAACTTTTGAAAAACCTAATATTTCATAATATGAGATATTTGCACCATCATAATTATATAATGCATTATTTGTTGTATGAGTATTTCTGCCAATGCCTAACTCTAAACTTGTTGCTCCGCTTGGAAAAAATGTCGAACTAGTTGTATCTAATATCTTAAAACCGTTATTTCTAACAATTAGATTATTAGATGTATTATTTTTTATTATTGAGAGGATGTTTTTATTTTTTAATAGTTTAGCTGAAGAAAAAGCTGAATTTAGAGTAGCTGGAGAAGTCTTGGCAGCAGCATTTACATTTATTGTAAATTGTTGAGAAGATTTTGGCACTTCATTGTTCCAACTATAAATTTCATTATTTCCTGTTACCCCAATAAAACCATAAGATAAAGCTCCAGTATGAAAAGTATTTGCA